ATATATCTTTATTAGGGTATTTTATCTCAAACATAGAAACTGGTTCACCAAACAATGTCATATCTTGAATATCTATTTGTCTACTTTCAATATCAATATATGGTTGACTAATTTCATTTAAACTATATTGACCACCACCTACTTTATTGAATAACCTTAGTTGAATTACATTTAAAACACCACCAATGTTATTTATATTTTCAATTAATTGTGAAATGTAAATATTTTCACCCATTTCAAATTTATTAATATCAAAATATTTTTTAACTTCACTTATCGCTTGAGAAACAACTTGTGATTGTGGTGCGTTTTTATCAATAAATAAATCAACTTCTATTGATATATTTATGATTCTACCATCACTAACTTGTACATAATCATTTAACATTCTGTAGTCAGCTAGATAGTTCGTTATATTTTCTTTTAATGTAGATGTTGATTCGTTACTTAATTTACCACTACCATCTAAACTTAGAACATAAATTTTAATTTTATTTGATTCTTCAAAAATACCACTTCTAAACGGTGAACCAAATTTACCAGGTATCTGAGCTAATTTAGTTTGGTAATCTTTCAATGTTACAGCTCTGTTTTGTGATGCAAAGTTGTATTTTACCATATTTCTAATTTCTTCAATACTTGGCACGTCTTTACCACCAATAGCTGGGAAAATATTATTAACCTTTAATGAATTTTTAACTTTTTGATTAGTTGCAGCTATTGGACCATTAATATACATGTTAACAATACCAACACTATTAATAGTATTTGGACCTAAATTAGTGTCAGCACCACCACCAACTCTATATTTTATAAACATAGTTGTGTTTGGTGTTGGAATTTCACCTAATGACATGTTGTTTATGAAATTACCTATTTGATTAATTAATAATGGGTTTGAATCGAATTCACATAAACTTGAAATGTCTTGTGTGCCAGAACCGAATGTTAATTTAGTGAACCCTAAATCTGTGTATTCTCTAATGAATTTTTTATTAACACTTATCCATTTACCTGGTTTTATGGTTACAGAATTTGATATTCTAGTTGAGTCTTCGATAAACACTTTATCTTCAGCTAACGCATCCATTTCGAACCATCTATTTTCTAATTTTAAAAATTCTTCCAATGATGGATTTGATTGGTAATTGGTACCAGCTAACGTTATTACTGAATCAACTGACAACACATTTGTATCTGGTAATATTACTTCTAAAAATGGTCTAGAATCAACTGTAGAAATAACTTTTTTCATTATTTTACTATAACCATTAACTACCATTTCTCTTTTTGTTAATGTATAGTTAATTAAACTACCATTAGAATTAAAATTAGGTATTATTAATCTATTTGGTATACCGTTTGCGTTAAAAGGGTTTGAAAAATCGACATCTTCACTTAATTCAAATAATTTACCAGCACCAGCAACTTGTGAACCAGCTTTGATTATTGGTGCATACGAAACATCGAAAGTATCACCAAATACTGGTAACGTAACACTTAAATCAACGATAGTTGCACTGGCTTTTTTGCCTGGAATTTTTAACCCAAATGTTCTAGCTAGTGATAATAAAGATTTTCTTTCTTGTGCATAATCTATTTGTGTTTCAGCAAACATTCTATCAGTGTTGAATGATAACATATCACCAACAGCTGCGTTTAATTCTAGTAACATCATACCAACAGACGCATCATTAAAATCATTGAAGATATCTGGATAGTATTGTCTAACGTAATTAATTAAATCTGTTCTTATGTCAACGAAGTTTCTTGACGTATAATTTACATTTGGCATATTTTATATATTGATTATTAACATGTCTGATGATTCAAAAACACCATCACTTATTGTATAACTTATTGTAACTACAGCAGCATATTCAGATTCTGGTGATTCTTCAATATCTAACTGAGTTAATTTTAAATTAGGTAGATATTTTTTTACTATCTTTAAAGGGGTAGGTTATATTTATGTACTTACCGTTTGCCATAACTTTATTTATTAGATAAATATAATACTAAAAGATTTTTATAAGTAAATATGGCAAATAAAAAAAGGGGACTTATAGCCCCCTCTTTTTTTGTGTTTGTTTTATTTTAAGCTGAACACCCAAAACATTCAAATTGACTGTCTTTTGGTTTTTCAACATTTTGTACAATTTGGTTTGATGCTAATTTAGAATTTGCTTCTAATTTTGATTTAGTTCTAGTGTAATAGACACCAGTTTTTAATCCACCTTTCCATGCATACATAAGTGCACTAGCTATCTTACCATATTTAGCGTCAGAATGATATAAATTTAAAGATTGTGATTGGTCAACAAATTTATTTCTAATAATTGCTAAATCTAACAATACTCTTTGAGGAATTTCCCAAACATCTTTGTATCTATATCTGATATCTTCTGGTATTTCAACAATGTTTTGAACACTTCCTTTATTTTTAATAATTTTATCAACCATATTTGAATCCCACAAATCTTCTTCGATTAATTCATTTACCAAATATTTGTTGATAACTAAAAACTCACCTTGACCAACTCGTCTTGTAAATAGATTTGATGTTACTGGTTCAAATGATTCAAATACACTTAATAGAATTGCTGACGATGCAGTTGGCATAAATCCTAACCCTAAACTGTTTAACATAGGTATTTGTTGTCCTTCTGGTAACGGTGACCATCCTTCAATGTAAGTTTCACCTTTTGAATAAGGGCTATCTTCCCATGATGGATAGTTTTCACCTTTTTCAATAGCCAACCTCATTGATTCAACAACAAATGCTTTGTACATTGTTTCAGTTATATCTTTATTCCATTGTTTAGCTTCTTCACTTTCATAAGAAATTTTTCTTTTAGCGAAGAAATCAGCCATACCAGCAACACCAATAGCCAATGCTCTTTGGTCCATACCAGCAGCTTCACTCCATTCATCTGACCATTTATTTTTATCAATAACTTTATTCAAAGCTTTAACCAAAATTCTAGTTGTTTTAGCAATAGACTCCAATGAATCTTGTTCAGCTAAATTTATTGAAGCCAAAGTACATTGTGGTGTATATTTTGGTTTAGATGCTTGGAAAATTTCAATACATAAATTAGATTGTTTAATAATACCAATATTTCTTTGCATATTGCGTTTGTTAGCATTATCTTTGAACATTACATAAGGTTTACCGCTTTCTACTTGTGATTTAATCAACGAATCAAAAATATCTTTTGGATTAACTTTTTTACCTAAACCTAATTCAACAGCTTTATAGTATTCAGCTTCAAATGCTTCACCGTGTAGTTCATAAAGTGGTGTTAACCCAGCTTTTTTGATATCATTTGGACAGAACAAATACCAATCTTCATTGTTTTGTAATTTTTCCATGAATAAATCATTGATAACTACAGCAGTAAATAAATCTCTAGTTCTTAATTGTTCATCACCAATTGGTAATGTTAAGTCTAAGAAATCAAAAATATCTCTATGCCATACTGATAAATATAAAGCACAACTTCCAGAACGAGAACCTTGTTTATAGAATCTCATTTTAGATTGAACCATATCAGCTAATCTAACAACCCCACCAGCATTTCCTTTAAACGATTCTACTATACTATCCTTACTTCTAAGTGAGTCAATTAATAATCCGATACCAGAACCTTCTTTAGATGCAGAAGCTATCTTAGTGAGTGTATTTTCAATACCTTCAAATGAATCATCTTCTAAATGTGTAAGATTACATGAAATCATACCATTTCTTTCTGGTACACCAGCATTTGTATAAGTTGGTGTTGCAAAGTTTCCTTTTTTAGTAGTAATTTCATTCATTAACTCTAAATAATCTTCTTCGTTGTCTTCATGTAGATAACCAGCAACACGTTTATACATGCATGATGGTAATTCTATTGGGGTTTTGTTTTCATCTTTGATTGAATACTTTGTCAAGAAAGTAGTCGCAGCAAAGAAATCATAAGTTAAATCAACTGGTTGTAATTCTTTACCAATTAATTTAGATTGTCTAGACAACAAAATACGACCACCCAATAAAGAGTAGTCGGAATGTTGAATAATCTTATCAGCAGCTTTAAATGCGATAATCTCATCGATTTCAGTTGTTGTAATATTATCATTTATCAAGGGAATTACTTCTCTAAATAAAATATCTGAATCAACTTTTAATCCTTTGGCTTGTGTCTTGATTCTAGTTAAAATTTTGTTTGGCGTAAACGCTTGTGATGTCTTATCTCTTTTTATTATTCTCATAGTCTTTTTTTAATTAAAAATCTTCGTTAAACATTCCATCTATAGTTGTTGGTATTTCAACTCTAGTGTATTCACCTTCTCTTTTTTCAAAGAAATTATTTTTAGACGATAAACCAATTCTAGACATATACTCTAATGGATTTCTTACTTTGAATTCAGTTTCACAACCAAAATCATTCAGAACGATATCAGTAACATATTGTACATATTTAACCATATCTTGCTTTGTAAGACCTTGTAATCCATCTGGCATACTTTCTTCCACAAACACTTTTTCTGCTTCGTAACAACTTAAAATAATGTTTCTAAGTTCATCTTTTGATAATTTGTATTCATCCTTTAAATAGTTTTTATACAAATTCAAAGCAAATTCATAATGGAAAGTTTCGTCACGTAGAATTAATTCATTCATTGCTGCTAATCCTGGCATTTTATTACGACTTCTATACCAGAACACACCAGAGAAAACACTAGCAAAAGATATTCCTTCTACACAAGCAAAAGCAATTAGTCTATGACCAAATGATGGGTGACTAATCCAATTTTCAGCCCATGCTGCTTTTTTAGCAACAGCTGGGTTTGTTTCCATCGAATTGAACAACTGTTCTCTTTCAGTTAAATTCTTGATATAAGTTTCAATCAATAAGGAATAACCATTTGCGTGAACTTGTTCAATAAATGCTTGGTGACCATAAAAATATTGTGCTTCTAAAATCTCAACTTCATTTAGGAAATTTGTGGCTAAATTATCAATAACCAAACCATCTGAAATTGCGAAGAAAGCTAAAATATTTTTTAGATAAATTTTTTCTTCTTCTTTTAATTCATCAAATCTATCTTTAGATAAATCTGGTTCCTCAGCTACCCATGTTTGAGCTTCTGCTTTTTTGTACATTTCCCATAAATCATTATGAATGACTGGGAAAATGGAATACCTTTTTTTTAATGTCTTGTCTTTTAAATACATTCTCTTTTTGTTTTTTAATTTATTATTCTTCTGTTTTTGGAACTGTCAATGCATTCAACACAGCATTTCTTTGTTT